CGACCATGTGCTTAGGCTTCATGGGATTAATCTAACGGGGGAGGGTGGCGATGGCGCGCACGCTGCATCTTCCTGACGTGACGGGACTCGAGGTGGCGGTGGATACCGAGAGTTCAGGTCTATACGTGGACGACTTCGCGCGGGGGTCGAAGTATCGATGCTCGCTGGCGGTCGTGTCATTGGCGTGGGTCCTGCCGAGCGGGGATATCCACGCGGTGGCGCTGCCGTTCGACCAGGAGCGGTTCAGCGAGAAGCAGGACGGCGGGGATCGGCCGATGCTGTTTGACATGGAGGAGGGCGGGGAAGATCCGAACCTGGATTGGGACGATTGGGTCTACCTGCTCGAGTGGCTGTCATTCCAGCGCCACATTGGCCAAAAGTACAAGCACGACCTGCACTTCCTCCGGGCGGGCACGCGGATGTGGCCGGGGAGGGATCTGGAGCACGCGGTGTGGTGGGACACGCTGTTGGCGTCGAGGTTGCTCGAGCCCCGGGAGAAGGCCTCGTTGGATGCGATCGGGGAGCGGCATCTCGGGACGGGGAAATATAAGGTCGAGCTGGAGGGCGTGATCCGCGGATCGAAGGGGCGGTACGGCACGCCGACGCATCCGAGGTACGATCTGGTGCCGTGGCGGATTATGGAGCCGTATGCTCGTCAGGACGCGATGCTGACGCTGCGAGCCAAGCTATGGCAAGCGGAGCGGTTCGAGAGTGAGCCGGAGCTGCTCGAGCACTTCAGACACGAGATGGCGCTGCTGCCCATCATCTACCGGATGGAGCGAGCTGGGGTTCAGTTTGATAAGGCTGCGTCATATGCGGCGGCGACTGAGTGTGAGCGGCGGATGGAGGTGCTGGAGGTCGACCTGGAGTTCAAGCCGACGCCAGAGAAGGCTTCGGCGTGGTTCTTCGGGAAGATGGGTGCGGTGCCGCACTGCATGACTGTGGGGTCGAAGGAGAAGAAGCCAGGGGATCGCGGGTATGTGGCTCCGAGACCATCGATGCTGGAGTGCTGCGTACGGTCGCTGACGATGCAGCCGAAGGTGGCCGAACAAGCGAAGCGGTACCAGCGGTGGTCGAAGCTGGACTCGGCGGTGTCGAAGTACTACCTGGGATGGGCCGAAGCGCTAGGAGCGGACGGGCTGCTGAGGACTGATCTGGATCAAGCGGGGACGATTAGTCAGCGGTTCAGCTCGCGACGGATCAACCTGCAAGCGGTGCCCAATGACTTCCGGCATGCCGAGTTCGTGGAGGGGCTGGTGCTGCCGAGGTATCTGCTGTTCCCCGAGGATCAGATGCAGGCGGCTGGGCTGGTTGCCATAGAATTCGACCTGGAGCAGGCCGAGCTGCGGATGGCGACGTCGTACGCTGGGTGCAAGCTGATGCGGGAGCTGCTAGAGACGGGAGCGGATGTCCACAGTGAGACAGCGGACATGCTGTTCGGGGAGCGAGGGCATCAGGCTCGGCAGATGGCCAAGAGATGTAACTTCGCGCTGTTGTACTCGGTGGGACCGCTGACGTTCCGAGATGACGTGGAGAGGCAGACCGGGGTCATTCTGTCGCTCGAGGAGTCGAAGGGCGTTATCTCGAAGTGGCGGGGGATCTATCCGGAGTTTCAGGCGATCAACCATCGGGCGACTAGGCTGGCCGAGCAACGAGGGTATGTGCAGCTATGGGACGGTCGGTTGCGGTGGTTCAGCGATAGAGAGCTGCAGTTCGAGTCGTCGAAGGCGTTCAATCAGGTGATCCAGGGAGGGATCGCTCAGATCGTGAAGCGATGGATGGTCGCGGTGGACCGAGACCTCCCCGGGATGCTGAGGCTGCAAATCCATGATTCGCTCGTGTGTGCCGTGCCGCGAGAGAGCCAGATGGCGGTGTGCGCGGCGATTAAGAGGTCTGGTGAGGGGATCGCGACCGCAGCGGCAGAGATCCCCATGATCGTAGGGAGCAAGCCATGGCAGAAGTCCTGAAGGGCGATCTGGCGGGGGAGTTGGAGGATCTGAGGCGTCAGCCAGGGATGGTTGGTCAGGAGATCCTGGCTGAGGCAGTTCACGCGCTGCGGATCTGCGCGGACTGCGCGTACTGCCGGATGGAGGAAAGGAGGCGTGCAGATGGGACAGGGTGTGCTGCTCCCGGAGGGCGTGCAGGTCGATGCGGGCTCGAGGAGCACTTCCACTCGAACGGTCGGCTCGGGCACGAATGGTTGGACCCGAAGGTTCCTGTCGATTGATCCGGGCGCGGTACACGTCGGGATAGCCAGGTTCGAGCGCGAGAACGGGACGCTGCCCTGGAAGTGCAGGTTCGCCAAGGAAGTGGATGTCCCGGGGATGATCGCGTACCTGGTATCGGCATGCGACGAAGGGCTGTTCGATGAAGTGGTGATCGAGCGGTTCATCATCAGCCTGAAGATGATGCAGGCCCAAGCGCGACGGACCGGTCGGGACTTCGAGGCGATGTCGCAGGACGCAGTGGATACGATCGAATGCGTCGGAGCTGTGAGAGTGCTGTGTGCCATGGGACGAGTGCCGCTGGTGAAGCAGACTCCGAGGAGGCAGCAGGATGCACTGACCGAGCGAGCGCGAGTCGGGTTGGGCGAGGAGCTGCTGCTGTCGAAGAATCCGCATGCCCGATCGGCTGAGCTTCACGGGTGGTACCGGGTGCTATCGCACCGTGGAGGGGGGTGGCGTCCCGGGGCGGGCTTGACAACGGGTCAACGGGTGTGGTAGTGTGGGCGGTGGGCACTGGGCTAGCGGTAGGAGGCGGCATGGCAACGGATGGGGAGCGTGCTCGTGATGAGCGTCTGCGCAGGGATAAGGCGGATGCCGAGCGTGGACGAGCGCTGTACCTGGTGGGCACAGGAGCGATCGGAGCGTATGTTCGGGTAAAGGAATGCGGGGTGTGCTTCGCCCCGATCCGCGAGGATGTCCTGGTGTTGCATGAGGAGACCCACTATCAGAGGGAGTCGGCCTGATGGGGCGCGTGATCGTGGTGGTCGGGGGACAGTTCGGGTCCGAAGGCAAGGGGGAAGTCACCGGATATCTGGCGGGGCTGTCGCATCTGGCAGATGAGGATGTGGTGGCCGTGAGAGTGGCCGGGCCGAATGCGGGACACACAGTGACGCACCCCAAGACGGGAGACGCCATTGCGCTTCGGCACATCCCGGTGGCTGCAGTGACACATCCGGAAGCGATGCTGGTGATTGCGGCTGGCAGCGAAATCGACCCAGAGGTGCTGGAGAGCGAGATCCGATTCTTGGAGGACGAGTATGCGCTGGATATTCGGGGTCGATTGCTAGTAGATCCGGCGGCAACGATGATCGATCGGGAGTACCTGCTTAGTGAGCAGGAGATGGCGACGCAGGGTCGGTCGACGGGGAAGGGGATCGGGGCGGCTCGAGCGGCACGATTGATGCGACGGGCTCGGACGTACGGCGGTCAGCATAGTCCTTCGCCCGGGAGAGGTGGTGTGACTGCAGGGATCATTCGAGATGAGCTGGCGGGCGGAGCGGCAGTGATCGTGGAGGGGACGCAGGGGTACGGGCTCGGGCTGCATTCGCCGTATTACCCGTTCGCGACGTCATCGGACTGTCGGGCGATTGACTTCCTAGCGATGGCGGGGATCAGTCCGTGGGCGCCTGAGGTGGACTTGGTGTCGGTGTGGGTGGTGGTGAGGAACAGGGCGATCCGGATTGCGGGGGATTCAGGACCGCTGGACAACGAGACGACGTGGGAAGCGTTGGATATTCCTCCGGAGCTGACGACCGTGACTCGGAAGGTGCGGCGAGTAGGGTCGTTCATGCCAGAGCTGGTGAAGGCAGCCATATTGGCGAATGGGGGACCGTCGCTAACGGTGAAGGTGGCGCTAACGCACCTGGATCACGAGGACTTCGGATGGGATGTTGGGTCGAATGGGTGGAAGGAGGCGGCAGAGCAGTGGCTGGAAGCGCGTGAGCGCGAGATCGGTTCGGCCATCGCGCTGGCCAGTGTAGGGCCGGGAGAGTTCGTGAGTCGGCTAGGGCTGAATCAGTATCACGAGAGGGGTCGTTGAATGCAGGCACCAGAGGCAATTGCGCACGGGCACGTGACGGTGGAGGGGCGTGAGACCGGGCATGCGCATCCTGGAGGCGAGACGGCGCACCCGCACTATGAGGGGCAGACGCTGACGTGCCCAGCGGATGGATGGGGGGTGATGGACCCGGAGGCGACTCAGCCGATCGGGTCGACGGCGGTGGCTCGGTTGATCGAGGGGGAGCGGCAGGCGGAGAGGGAATTGGCCCCGCGAAGCGATCTGTTTGGAGAGGGGGAGTACGAGGAGCTGAGGAAGTGGCTGGACCGGTTCTTCGCATCGCTGACTGATATGGCGGTGATGAAGGCGATGGAATACGGGTCGGGGGATCTGCTGGTGATGGCGGCCGGGATGGAGCAGATGATCCAAGTGCCCGAGCAGCTGCCGTATGAGGAGCGGCAGGCATTCCTGATCGAAGCGGCGCTGGCGTTCTATGCACTGGGGAAGGTCGGCAGGACATTCAGCGCGTTCAAGGCAGGGAAGCTGCCCGCGTCGGATAACTATGACGATCTGGCCGTGTACAGCGCGATGGCGCGCAGGGTCAGGGAACTGGGGAGGTGGACATGAGCGGCGAGCTGTATGGAGGGCAGGACCCGATCGCGCTGGAGGGTGAGCCGGTGACCGAGCGAGGGTGGCCGACCGGATCGTTCTGCGCGGTAGGGACGCAGTCTCGACGGCCGCATAACCACGAACTGTGCCTGAAGATGTGGCCGCCGACGGCGGTAGAGGAATGGGAGTCGGGTTGGCCGGTGATCAAGGTGAAGCTGCTCAGCGCTCAGGCCGCAGTGCCCAGGCCGGCGTATAGAGATGATGCGGGGCTGGATCTGACGGCAGTGAGCGGAGCCGTGGTGCGGGTGGGCGACACCATGCGGGTGAACCTGGATGTGGCGGTGCAATTGCCAGACGGATTCAGCGCATTCCTGATGGGCCGCAGCTCGATGTTCGGGAGAGGGCTGCTGGTGATGCAGACGCTGATCGACTGCGGGTACCGGGGCGAACTGTTCGCGATGGTGTATAACTTCGGCCAGAAGCGGCAGGTGATCGCTCCGGGTGAGAGGATCGCACAGTTAGTGCCGTGGAGGTCGGAGCTGCCGTCGATGAAGATCAAGCTGGTTGCTGAGCTTGACCCGTCGGAACGTGGAGGGAACGGGTTCGGGTCGACAGGACGATAGATGCTGGGTCTGGTGCTGGACCGTGATCGCCCAAATCACGGGTCTGCTGGGTAGTCTGCCTCGACCTGCCGCCGAGTGTGTGACACCGCAGACCGCCGGATAATGATCGCTCCCCTGGGCCAGCAAGGGGGCGGTCGCCCGATCCAATTCACCGCCGAATACGTCGGTGTCATCGGCGAGTCACAAGGAGGTTCATCGTGAGGAGATATATTGTGGGGTTCGCGGTCGGGGCGTTGCTGGTGACCACGGGTACCGCCGTCGCCGCGATCCCGGACGGCTCGGACGTTATCCACGGTTGCTACAAGACCGCCCCACCCCACGCGCTGCGCGTGATCGACTCCGAGCGTCGGCTGGTTAGCGGTCGATGGGTCCAGGAATTCTGCTTCGCGGATGAGACGCCGCTGAACTGGCACCAGGATCCATAACCCCACGCCGGGGCGTCCATGCGGGGCTTGACAGCATGTCCACGGCTGTGGTACGCTGCGCTGGCAACACTTCGCATCTAGGGGGATGGATGGTCACCGAGTACACCGCCGAGCAACGAGCCGAAGCTGAGCGACTGTATGTCGAGCATGGGACAGCGGAAGCTTCCAGGCGGACTGGAATCAAAGCTGCGACCATCGGCAGCTGGGCACATCGCAGCGGCCTTGCGTCCAAAAGGCTTGAAACGGTGCAGCAAGGAATGCTGGCTTGGGCACAGCGTCGGGAAGTCATGGCGGGTCTGATGGGCGGATTGATCGAACGGGTGCTGGACGAACTGGCCGACTCTGATCTATCCGAACTGAGCGCCAAAGATCAAGCGACGGTCCTTGGCATCCTGACCGACAAGGCGCAAGTCTTGACCGGCGGTAAGACCGGAGCTGAGACCACTGTGGTTGTGGAACTTCGGGGAGTCACGGGGAACGACCTGTGACCGTCCTGACGCATATCTACGAACCTCGAGGGGCCTGTCGGACTGCGTTGGAGGGTTCGTTAGCTCGAGCGGGAGAGATCCTGCTTAGTGGGCCTGCGGGCACTGGGAAGTCTCGGGCGTGCCTTGAGAAACTCAACGCGGTCGCCATCAAGTACCCTGGGATGCGCGGACTGATCGTCCGAAAGACTCTGGCTTCGCTCGGATCGAGCGCGCTGGTCACTTGGCGACGGGACGTCGTACCGCAGCAGCTCAACACCGGAGATGTGGGATTCTACGGTGGGTCGGCCGAGGAGCCGCCACAGTACCAATACTCGAATGGATCGCGGATCATGCTGGGTGGACTGGACAAGGTCACCAAGATCATGTCTACCGAGTATGATATGATCTACGTGCAGGAAGCAGTCGAGCTGACCGAGGAGGACTGGGAGGCGCTGACCACCCGACTTCGGAACGGAGTCATGCCCTACCAACAGCTGATCGCCGACACCAACCCGGCTCAACCGACCCATTGGCTGAAGCTGCGGTGCGATGCAGGTCGGACCACGATGCTGGAAAGCCGGCACGAGGATAACCCACGACTCTTCGACGAGCTGGGCGATCTGACCCAAGGCGGTACCGCATACATCGCCAGGCTGGACGGGCTGACTGGGGTCCGGTACGCCCGACTTCGGAAGGGTCTGTGGGTCGCAGCGGAAGGCGTGATCTATGAAGAGTTCGACCCAGCAGTCCATATCATCGCACCATTCGAAGTTCCGGGTGATTGGACCCGATGGTGGGCGGTCGACTTTGGATTCACCAATCCGTTCGTCTTGCAGTCCTGGGCCGAGGATTCGGATGGTCGGCTCTTTCTCACTCGTGAGATATACCGGACTCGTCGTACCGTCGATCAGCATGCGGCGCAGGTCCGAGGGCTAGAATGGTCCCGACCTAGGGCGACCATCTGTGACCACGATGCTGAAGGACGGGCGCAGCTCGAGAAGCACCTCGGCATCTCAACCAGTCCAGCTCACAAAGCGGTGACCGAGGGCATCCAGGCGGTCCAGAAGCGGCTCCGAGAGAAGCGGCTCTTCATCTTCCGAGACGCCATAGTCGAGCGGGACCAGGACCTCGTGGACCTGCATCTCCCGGTCTGCACTTCCGAAGAGGTCGCTGGTTACATCTGGGGTGACCACAAGACCAAGGAAGCTCCGGTCAAGGAGAACGACCATGGCTGCGACGCGATGCGGTACATGGTCGCCGAACGTGATCTGGGCGGTCGGCCCAACGTGAGGTTCATATGACCGAGACCCAATGGGTCCGAGCAGGGGCGGGGCGGCGGACGACAGCGGACGGCTTCACCGAGCGGTTCAGAGCAGCCCGTTCAACGCATGCCCGACGCCAGATGTCCCTGCTGGGGCTTATGGGGGAGGTGGCGGGACGGCTGGTGAATCGCTGGGACGGCCTCCGCACCAATCTACTGACTCTCAGCGGACTGGGGTTCGTATGCTGGGCGGCGTACGATCTCACTAAGCCACTGGGTCTGCTGGTCATCGGGCTATCGCTGCTGGTGGTCGAACATCTGTCGGGGAGGGCCGAGTGAAGCGGCTGCTGGGTGACTTCCTCGAAGAGTGGGTGGTTTCGATCGCTGAGCTGGCAGTCGTGGTGATGGTGCTCGCGGTGGGAGGTACATTGTGAGGTCCCCGCTGGGGGCGCTGCTGGAGGTGGCCAACCGGTCGCCGATCCCCTACGTGGGGAAGTCGCTGTCGGTGCCGCTGTTCGGCAGCAGCGGGAGTGGCGACCCGGTCAAGATGATGCGCCAGTACGGTCAGGTGGGGACGCTATTTGCCATCGTGCATCGGATCTCCAATTCGACCGCTGCGGTGGACTGGCAGCTCTTCCGCAAGTCCCGTGATGCGCGGCGTCGGTATGGCCCGGTGGAGGAGAACCGGATCGAGGTGGTGTCGCACGCGGCGCTCGACCTGTGGAATCAGCCCAACCCGTTCTATACGCGGCAGGAGTTCGTCGAGTCGACCCAGCAGCATGTCGACCTGACCGGTGAGGGGTGGTGGGTGGTCGGCAGGCATCCACGAGTGCGGTCGATGCCGCTGGATCTGTGGTGCGTCCGGCCTGATCGGATGGAGGTCGTGCCGGACCGGGAGAACTTCCTCAGTGGGTACTACTACAAGGGTCCGGACGGGGAGAAGGTGCCGCTCGAGCTGGACGAGGTGGTGCAGCTCCGGATGCCAAACCCGCTCGATCCCTATCGAGGTCTGGGTCCAGTGCAGGCCATCCTGATGGACCTCGACTCGACCCGCTACTCGGCGGAGTGGAACCGCAACTTCTTCATCAACAGCGCTGAGCCGGGTGGCATCATCGAGGTTGACAAGACCCTCAGTGATCCGGAGTTCACCCAGCTCCGGGACCGCTGGGCTGAGCAGCACAAGGGGGTCGCCCAGGCTCACCGAGTGGCGGTGCTTGAGCAGGGCAAGTGGGTGGAGCGAAAGTACACCCAACGGGACATGCAGTTCGTGCAGCTCAAGGACGTGTCCCGTGACATCATTCGTGAAGCGTTCGGATTTCCGAAGGCGATGCTGGGAACTTCGGACGACGTGAATCGTGCGGTCGCTGAGGCTCAGGAAGTGGTCTTCGCTCGGTGGTTGCTGGTGCCTCGATTGGAGCGCATCAAGTGCGCGCTCAACTACGACCTCCTGCCTCTGTATGGGGAGGGTACCGAAGACCAATACGAGTTCGACTATGTGAACCCGGTGCCCGAGGATAAGGTCGCCGAGGTAGACGACCTGGTCAAGCGGATCGAGGCCGCCCTGCTGATGATCGAGAAGCGGGTTGAGCCCGAGCAGGCCTGGGAGCTTGTCGGACTTCCTCCGCTGGATCTGCTCGAGCCGGAGCCCGTTCCTCCTGCACTCCCGCAGCCGCCCGACGATGCGCCACCTCCTTCGCAGGAAGGTGAGGAGGGTGAGGAGTAATGCCCTTCGGCCCGAACTGCGAATACAAGGACTTCGCGGAATGCGTCCGCAAGAATCAGGACAAGGACAATCCCGAGGCTTACTGCGGAACCATCCAGCGCGAGACGGAGGGGAAGTGCAACATGGCTCGCATCGATGAGCTGCTGGCGGAAGGTCGGCAACTGCGGGCCAGACGTCGTCCTGCTGCGAGGACCCAGTCCGAGAGCTGGTACCGCATCGAGAATAAGAAGGCCAAACGGGCGAAGGTCTTCATCTACGACGAGATCTCGTTCTGGGGTATCTCGGCGCAGAGCTTCATCAATGAACTCGAGGAGATCACTGCTGACGAGATCGAGCTGCATCTCAACTCACCCGGCGGGGATGTGTTCGACGGGTTCGCGATCTACCAGGCGCTGCTGTCTCACAAGGCGACAGTCGAGGTTCAGATCGACAGCCTGGCGGCATCGATCGCTTCGGTGATCGCAATGGCTGGCGATATTCGACAGATCAGCACCGTGGGTCAGATGATGATCCACGACGCGTTCGGGTTCGCGATCGGTAATGCCGAGGACATGCGCAAGACCGCCGACCTGCTGGACCGCCTTTCGGACACGATCGCCGAGGTCTACGCAGCGAGGGCGGGACACACCCGAGACTACTGGCGGGGACTCATGAAGGAAGAGTCCTGGTTCAATGCGGAGGAGGCGAAGGCCGCTGGATTGGTGAGCAGCATCTACGGGGAGGCAGCGGACGACGACAGTGACAAGGAGCCTGTCGAGAACCGTTGGGACCTCTCGATCTTCACCCACGCGGGGCGCGAGGAGGCGCCAGCCCCGCAGCTCGACCGACCGGTTGCAGTGGTCACTACGGTCGAGCCATCGGAAGCCGAAGTCGACGAATGGGAGTTCGGAGACGGAGTCCTTGAGGGAGCGGCGACTGTGCTGCAAGATGCCCTGGCAGAGCCGTTCGAGTTCGACCCCGATGTGCTCCGGGAGGCGGTGCGAGAGCGGGCCACCAATGCCCCAGCTCCGCCCACGGTCCGTCCTCGATATGACTCGCCCACCGACGACCCACTCGATAACATCGGCACGATCCTGAGGGAGGCCCTACTGCAATGAGCAACACTGCAGTCGAACCTGACATCACCATCCCCGACTCCCCAGCCGCGCTGGAGGAGATGCTGCTCGACAAGGACCGGATGAAGGCGCTGCTCAAGTCCAAGGACGGCTTCGCCAACTTCATCCGCGCCTACGCCAAGACCGTCCTGGACAAGGACCAGGAGATCGCCACTCAGGTCAAGGAGGAGACCCAGCGCGTCCTGGCCGACTGGCTGCGCGAGCAGAAGGACCAGGAGGGTGTCGCCCCCGTCAACCTGGGGTTCCATAACCCCGCCGAGATCCGCGACCGAGCGTCCGCCCGAGGCGGTCTGTTCAACCCACGAGCGATGGGCGCCCAGCTCGACAAGGAGTTCCAGAACAGCTCCGAGTACTTCAAGCTGATCTGGCACAACACCAACCGGGACGCGTCGATGCAGGC